ATTGGTGGAGAAAAAACAGGTAATGACAGGTTTTATGATTCGATGGTCCCGATAGCAGATAAAATCTACGACAATTATTTGGAAGAAATCCGGGAGGAGAATAATGGCTAAAAAATTTTCAGAACTTGAAGCAAAGATGAGCCCCGAACGGCGTGCAAGGATTGACATTGAAGTAAAAAAGGCTTTGGCAGAAATGCCTTTGCATGAACTACGAAATGCCAGGGGTCTTTCCCAGAAGATGCTTGCAGAGGCTTTGCACATCCAGCAGCCGGCAATTGCGAAGCTTGAAAAACGAACAGACATGTATATTTCCACCCTGCGGAGCCATATCAAGGCCATGGGCGGGGAGCTTGAAGTGATAGCCCGGTTCCCGGATGGGGATGTGAGTATCACTAATTTTTCGCAAGTGTAAATCGGTGGTATCTCATGGGAAAAACGTGCCCGGCGTATGAAAGCGGCAGGTAAAATGAAGTTAGAGAGAGACAATTAAAGGGGGGCCATATGAATAATGATACCAAACAAAAGGTAAACAAAAAACTCACAGAGAAGCAAACGGAAAAAGAGACGGCCTTAAGAAAAGAGTTAAAAGGTATAATAGACGTATTGCCGTATCGCGCCCTTATTGCGATAAAACCAATATTAAAGTATCTGGCTGAGGACTAAAGGAAAGCATGAGAACACGAGAAACAACGATAGCGTAAGGAATGAAAAGGGAATGTCTTCTATGGGAAACGCTGAATTCACGATTGAAAACGAAATATCGGAAGGTAACCAGGGCGTATTTGGTATTATGCGAAATGACGTTTTCATGTCCTATGGGCTAAGAATTAGAAGAAAGGCCAAAGCCATTGTTAACGCACAGGGGCAATATTTTTACAGCTTGCCGGATCTAAAAACCTGTGTATTTTGTTCCATGCGTTTAAGCTGTAAAAAAATATCGGAATTAGATGGCCCTTATTTTTCAGCTTCTATGAACCAAGCACGAAAAGAAACTTGGGAAGAACTTACAAGAATGATTTATTACTGCAAAGACTGGCAACCTTTACCGGAATTTGAATGTTCAAAAGCGGAAAGAAAAGAACTAGGGATACTGACGGATAGGGACAAAAAATCTGGCTTTTTCAACAGTATGGAATGGAAACGCTTGCGAGCGACTGTCTTAGAACAGCAGGGCGCGGCCTGTCAATGTTGCGGACGTACACACAAGGATTACAATGTTATTTTACACGTTGATCATATCGTACCAATTTCAAAAGACTGGGAGCGCCGCTTAGATATAACGAACCTTCAAGTACTTTGTGAGGACTGTAATATAGGCAAGGGAAACCGGTTTCAAACAGACTGGCGAAAAACACAAGGAGTTAAGCATGATTGAATACTATCTAGGAGACCCCATAGAAAGAACAATTAATGGGAAAACTCTTCGTGTTGAGCATAAAGATAACCATACCAGCATTGATTATGATGGGCATACCTATGAATTAAATAATGAGTCCATAATAGATGGCCTTGCTTGTGCCTTTGAATGGGGCTTGAATTTTAATAAAACGTAATTTGCTTGCGTTTCTGTAGGAAAGCTGTATAATCTCAATTAAAACCAATGCGACTCACGTGAAAAAATTCGTAGGTACTTTCAGAAGGGTTTAGCTGTGGGTGGCATTTGACCCCGAAATTCCGTTAGTTCCGAGAATTTTTTTAGGCGGTTATTATTATCATGAGTGTAAAAAAGAGCGTAACGATAAAGAAAAGCGAAGTCAAGGCTGCTACTCCCACAAGGAAGAAATCTCCCTCAAAAAAAGCAAGCGTAACGAAAGAAAAAAAGCCCCCAACAAAAGAAACAGCACAAAAAGGGCCGTTGGTTGACATTGATCAGTTTGCGGAACTGGTTGGGGTTACGACAGACATGATCCGGAAGTATGAGCAGCAGGGTATTATAAAATCAGAGCCCAAAAAGAATCAAAAAGACAAAAGGATGTATGACTTTACCAGGAACATCGTAAAACTTGTGAGATTTTTCCGGGAGAAGACGGATAGCCGTAAATCGGGAGATTCCGAGGAAATGGAAAAGGCTAAATTGAAGCGAATGGAAATGAAACTGAAGAAAGAGGAACTGGAGCTTGCGGAGCTTGAGAATGACCTACACCGTTCTTCGGATATTGAAAAAGTAATAGGTGCAGCGTTGACCAGGCTGAGAATAAACCTGCTATCCATTCCAATGGGTATAGCGCCATTGGTACGTGAAAAGAAAAATGTAAATGAGATTGCGGAAATAATTAATGAGAGAATATGCCGGGCGTTGAATGAGACAGCATCGGTAGACATAGATAAAATGTTGGCCGAAGAAGAGGGGTAATTCCGGTATACCGTGTGAAGACTCAATTATTGCAAAAAACGAAAACGGTTTGCTATCGCCTGTTCAACGTCCTCCGGCCGCCGCCGAAATTAACGATAGCAGAATGGGCTGAAAAAGAACGTGTTGTATCCAGCGAGGAAACATCTGCGCCGGGGCCGTGGTATGCGGACAGGGCGCCGTATACCGTGGGGATTATGGACGCGATAAGCGACATAAAAACTGAAAAGGTGGTGATTGTAACCGGCGCCCAGATGGGAAAGACGAACGCCGGCATATTAAACCCGATTGGATACTACATCGCCCATGATCCGTGCCCGATTATGGTTGTCCAGCCGACAATCGCCATGGGAGAGACATTCTCCGGGAAGAGGTTGACGCCGATGCTGCGGGATACCCCGTGTCTGCGGGGGAAAATAGCGTCAGAGAAATCGCGAAGTTCAGAAAACAGAATACTGGAAAAGAACTTCCCCGGGGGCTACATCGTAATCGCGGGCGCCAACAGTGCGCCGTCATTGAAATCAAGGCCGGTACGGATACTGCTCTTTGATGAAGTGGACGAGGCGCCGAATAACCTCGCCGGCCAAGGCGATCCGGTTGAATTGGCGATAGCGAGAACGAACGCGTTCCCGAACCGGAAGATCGTGCTGGCGTCTACGCCGACGGTAAAAGGGAAAAGCAGAATAGACGCGGCGTATACTGATTCGACGCGGGAACGGTGGAGCCATAAATGCCCTCATTGCGGGGAATGGTCGCAGTACAGCTGGAGGCGGCTGGTATTTGAAGAAATAAAAATGTCTTGCCCGCATTGCGACGAGCTGTATACTAAAGAGGAATGGGAAAGGGGCGGGGGAAAATGGATAGCGGAAAATCCGGAACACGAAGTGAGGGGCTTCCACGTGAACGCGCTTGATTCACAGATTCCCTGGGAACAGATGATTTCAAGGTGGGCAGAAGCCCAGCGTCTGGCAAAGGCCGGTGACTATTCAAAGCTGATAACCTTTATAAATACAGTACTGGCTGAGACTTGGGAAGAGCGCGGGGAAGTGGTGGAATCGCATGTACTGGAAGGGCGGCGGGAAGTTTATAACGCCCCATTGCCAGACGGCGTATGCGTTTTGACCATGGGCGTTGACGTACAGGATAATAGGCTTGCGTATGAGGTTGTCGGTTGGGGCCTGGGGTACGAGTCATGGGGGATTGAATATTCGGAAATATTCGGGGACCCGCGGCAAGGTGAAGTCTGGAACCGCATCGATGACTTACTCGCGCGGGTGTGGGCGTACGGGAACGGGAAACGTATCAGAATAAGCCGTGTCGCGGTGGACACAGGCGGCCACATGACGCCTCAGGTGTACGCGTACTGTAAGGCCAGGCAATCGCGCGGGGTGTATCCGATTAAAGGCCAGGGAGGCGACCGGCTGCCGTTGACCCGGCCGTCAAAACAAAATAGGGAGAAGGGATTATTTATTGTCGGCGTCGATGGCATTAAGGCTGATATAGTATCATGGCTAAAAATCGGAAAGGCAGGAGACGGATACTGCCATTTCCCGAAGGATGCGGACGGGATACCAATAAACGGATACGATGTGGCATATTTTGAAATGCTCACCGCTGAAAAAAGAGTGGTGAGGCAGGACAAAAAAGGGTTTGCCCATTATGAGTGGGTAAAACCAGCCGGGGCCCGCAATGAAAGTTTTGACTGCCGGATCTACGCGAGGGCGGCACTGCGAATCATGTCATCGAAAGATGATATAATGCTGAAGCGGATATATTTGACAGAACCATGGTCGGCCCCGGCGCAGGCGGTTAAGAACGGAACCAATGAAAATGCTGTTATCACGCCCGCGAAGAAAAAGCTACGGGTCAGCAGGAATAAAGTCGCCCGGGGAAAAGGCATCGAATTATAATTTAAAAACGCGGAGGATGTATGGAGTTAACTGATATGCAACTGGAAGCAATCAGGGAAGCGGCGCGGAGCGTCGATTATGGGAGCGTAACGATAAATATTTCCGCCCATTCGGATAACCTTGAGCTGAATGTTCAAAACCGAATCAGGCTTGAGGCGAGAGATAAAAAACTTGTGCCGGATAAACAATTAAAAAACACTTGACATTTTTAAGCTTTATAATCATATAATCAAAATAACAATATATTTTGGCTGACCGAACACGCGGAGGCCCGTAGAGAATTGTGAGGAAGGTATACCTTTCCCCCTTTTCTTTGCGGGCCTTTTTTATTACCCGAACGGGAACGGGGATGAAATTAAGATGAAAAAGTGGAAATCAGAACGGCTTGCGAAAACGAAAGCGGAGCTTGAGCAGATAGACACTGCGATAACGATGATCTTAAGCGGGTCACAATCGTACCGTATCGGCAGTCGAAGTCTGACCAGGGCTGATTTGGCAACGCTGTATAAACGCAAAGATAAGCTTGAGGATCTGATTGCCGCGCTGTCCGGGGGCATCGGCCGGTTCCGCCGTGTAGTAACGATTGATTAGGAGACCGATTGAAAAAGCCTGTTTTGCTTGACGAGTACGGAAACCCAATGACCAAGAGGAGCAATAGAGTCCTGGCCTCGGGGTATTCCAATGCCGCGGCATCACTGGAAAAGAAGGTATTCAAGGGCTGGAATTGGACCGGTGGATCACCCGATGACGATATAGTCGCGAACCTGCCAATAATCCGGCAGCGTAGTAGGCAATTAACCATGGAGGCTCCGGTCATTGCGGGCCTCTACAAGACCCTGACCACCAATACAGTCGGCGATGGATTGCGGCCGGAGCCCACCCCCGACGCTGAATTTTTAGGCATGTCGCCGGAAGATGTAAAAACATGGAAAACGTCAGTACTGCGGCTATGGGAAACTTTTGCTGAGTCAACCGGGTGTGACGTATACCACCGTGATAATTTCTACGAGCTGACAAAGCTGGCTTTCCGGGCCCAGGAGGAATCGGGTGATGTGTTTGTTACGATGCCGCGCTTTGAACGCCACAATACGCCATTCGCGTTAAAAATACAAATTATCGAGGCGGATTGCTGCGGGGATCCGGATGCGGTTGACCGAATGCAACACGAACACCAGGACAATGATATTTATGGCGGGGTGGAAATATCCCAATGGGGAAATGTCGTCGGTTATTGGTTTTTTACCGGGCATCCGCTGGCAAAACGACGACCGCACGGCTTTAAGTATAACGGCGCCAATTATCCGCGCTGGATATTTATTCCGGCATACGGGCCAGAGACAGGATTGCCTAATGTCCTTCACCTGATGGAGTCGGAACGTCCCGGACAGCGCCGCGGTATCCCGATAATAGCGCCGGTTGTAGAGCTGGCGCTTACGCTTGACCGGTACATTAAAGCCGAAGCAATAGCGGCTCAGATTCAGGCTTTGTTTACTTTGATCGTGACTTCTGAAAACCCCGAAGCCATGATTGGCGAAATGGAAGCACTGGGGAAAGACAACGATCAACTGAAGGATGATGACGATGAAAAAGATGAAATAGAACTTGGTAACGGCGTCGTACAATACGCCAGGCCGGGGGAAACCGTCACGGCCGTTGACCCGTCGAGGCCAACAACATCATTCGGGCCGTTTATTGATTATGTACTCCAGGTGATAGGGCCGTCTGTCGGGATGCCCTACGAGTTATTAATCCAAAAATATCAGGCGTCTTTCAGCGCGAGCCAGGCGGCCAATAACATCGCACGCAGTAACTTTAAAGTGAAGCGATCAGGGTTGGTACACGATTTCTGCCAGCCAATATGGGAAGCGTTCATGGATGAAGCCGTCATGCGTGGCTGGATAAATGCTCCGGGATACTTTGATGACCTCATAACGAGGCGCGCATATACCAGGGCAAAATGGAACGGTCCCGGGATGCCGCACATCGATCTGGGTAAGAGCGCCGCCAATTACGAAAAACTGACCGCCCTGGGTTACGCGACAGCGAGCGAAGCAACGAGCGAGCTTACCGGCGGCAATTACTATGAAAATATCCAAGAACGCGGACGTGAAATCTCCGCGGCAAAGCAAGCCGGGATACCGGCCGCGGCGGCGGAATCAATGACCAGCACAGGGAAAGCGGTTGAAAACGCGGGAACGGCTCAGCCAGTAGGAGGGAATCAGAATGGCTAAGTTTTACACGATGAAAAAAATCCGTGCCCAAGGCGGTGTTGAAGTTGGGCGTGTGGATATATACGGAGAGATTAGCTCTGTAGAATTTTGGGGTGATGAAGTAACCCCATCAAATTTTATGAATGACCTCAATTCTCTTGGCTCTATAAGCGAAATCGAATGCCATATATTTTCCAATGGCGGGGATATGTTTGCGTCTCTGGCGATTTATAGCATTCTACGCGGCCGGCCTGAAAAGGTAACGGTATATATCGAAGGCATTGCCGCTTCTGGCGGTTCGGTAATCGCCTGTGCCGGGGATGTTGTATATATGCCGGTAGAAGCGATGATGTTTGTTCACAATCTCCTGACCGCTGCATGGGATGTCAATGAGCATGATGTTCGTGAAATGTTGGCCGAGATGGAAAAAATGAAAGAGCCGATGGTCAACGCCTATATGCATAAATCCGGCAAAAGCCATGAGGAAGTCATTGCGCTGATGGATGGGACGACAGGAAAGGGTACCTGGTTAACCGCAGCGGAAGCGATTGCGTTTGGTTTAGCGGACGAGTATACGCCCGAAACTAAATTGCCGATAGAAGCCGCCGCATGTATCAGCCCGGGTGTATTTAGCTATCGCGGTCACAAGATCGACTTAACAGGTTATGACAAGGCAGCCGAGAAAACTGCCGGATTAATAAACTCTGAGAGAGGGGGTATTTCTATGGGGATTTTCAACAGGAAAAAAACAAAAAAGGCGGCTGCCATAGTAAAACCAAAAGCTGAGATAACTTTTGTCGAAATGGTATGCCCGAGCTGTAACGGCGCGGTAAATCTTAATCCCGAGACGGGAGAGACGTTCGCGAGCGCCGCACCGCAGGCGGAACCGCAGACCGAGCCGAATGGCGGAGGGAAACCTGCGGCCGTCCTGGCCAGAAGGATGCCGAGCAATGTAAGGGCGGCGCTTTATTCCGTAACGTGCCCGCATTGCGGTAATGATTTTGTCTGGGACACCGACGTCAACGCCGACGGCGGAGATGGACAGACAATTACTGAAACAGCACCGCTCGGCAGTCAAACTGCTCCCGCACCGGCCGCATCTCCTGCACAACAGGGGACGGGAGCCGCTCCTGCCCCGGCGGCGCCGGCCGCGCAAGGCGCGGCGGGAACCGATCCTGTCGCACAGGCAGCCCAGGCCGCGTGCCCGAATTGCGGCGCTCAGGTCGATTACGACACCGAAACGGCGGAAAGCGGGACAGATGACGCGGGAAACGAAGGCTATATGCTGACCTGCCCGGGTTGTAACACACAATTCATCGAGCCGTTCCCCGCGGCCGCTCCGGATGCGGTCCCAGTTGGGGCTTCGGCGGGGGCCCAGGCCGCGTATCGCGCCGGTATTCTGGCGGAACGCAATCGCCAGTCGGCTTTGGACGAAATGGCCCAGGCGGCTCCGGGTTTGGAGGGAATGATTCAAGCGGCCAAGAGAACAGGCGCATCAACCGAGACAATGAGCCGCAATGTCATAAGGGCAATGGCGCAAGGTAAAGGCGGCCGTACCGGCGCCGCGCAATTTGCCGCGGCGTTTACTAGGGACGTACAGGCGAGTGGTGTGAATAATATGCGGATTCCGCAGCACGCCGCGAAACCAAAATCCATCCAGGAGTCGGCGTATGAAAGATTCGCCGCTGAATATAACAAAGGCAGAGGGGGTAATAAAAGTGCGTAATCTATTTAAGCCGTTTATTGCGCAATCGGAAACAGACGATCTGTTCAATGGGACTTTAATTCCGCGTAAGACAAGGCCCGTCGCGCTGAGCGGCGCCGGGGTCATAAAGCGCGGAACTCCGTTAACAAGCGAAGACGGCCAGACATTCAAAGTTTGGGCCCCTTCCACAACCGACGCAGAGAGCGGGGAAACGGTTTGTCAACCCATTGTGGGAATACTTTTATTCGATGTTGACACCGAGGAAACCGAAGAGGCGGAAAATGCTTGTTTGTGTATCTCTGGCGAATTTAACCAAAACAAGATCGAGGAAGCATTAGGCGGAGAACTTGAAGCTTATGCTGTTATGGAAGCATGGGGTAAACAGATCCACATTGAACCCAGCTACGAATACCCCGAAGCTGAAATGTTCCCGTTGGGTTAACAAGGAGGAAACAGAATGGGTACTCAAGGAATAAACACGGCGACAAAGAACTCGGGGCAGAGGACGCAGATCGCCCCCGTTGAAACGATACTGCCGAAATCGCGGTTTTTCAGTACGTACTTTATGGGTGGGCTGCCAGAGCTTTTACCGACGGAGTATGTTGAATGGGATTATCTCACCAAAGGAAACCCATTGGCGCATTTTGTGGGAGAAGGGATAACCGTTCCCCCGACACAGCGCGGGACATTCAAAACCGCGCAGATCGAAACTCCCCGGTACCAGCACAGGAAGGTACTGGGCCTTAAGGACATGAAAAGCCGCTCGCCCGGTGAGCCATATGGCTCCATGCCTGCTACTATGTTCAAAACTTTACAAGAAAGGGCCGGCCGGCTCAGGTTTGAGGATGATGTTGAGTGTGTGGAAGCTGTCGCCGATTTGCGCGAGCTTATCACGGCCAAATTTATCACGGAAGGCATCGTCAAAGTCAGGGGTTACGGCGTTGACAGGGAAATCGATTACCACTTGCCCAACAGAATAACCCTGCTTGGTTCGGATCAGTGGGACGAAGACGCGGATATTTTTGAGGATTTGCGGAAATGGATTCGTGGTCTTAAACGCTTTGGGTTCCGTCCCGAAGCTGTCATTATGTCGCCTGAAGTCTGGCGCCTATTCGAGAACAACGCAAAATGGATGACTCAGCTTGATAACATGCGGACCGAAAAGGGAAGATTCGCGCCGGTAGAGGAAATTGAATACGGAGCGCCTGCCTATATGGGTACGGCGCGTGATCCGTTCCTCGATTTCTATATCCAGGAAAGCGAATACTACGATATTGAATCCGGTGAGATGAAACGGCACCTTCCCGAAGGATCGCTCATTCTGGTAACTCCGGAATCAAAACGGAACCGGTTCGTCTATGGGTCGATTGACTACATGGAGAATGGCGAATACCGCACGGTTTCTGGCGAGTTTATTAAAGAGGAATGGCATGACGATAGGTCGGCTACCAGCGAGGTACTGGTAACATCCAGGGCCGTTCCTATTCCCGCAAATATCAATTCGTGGCTTGTTGCCACGGTCATGTAAGGAGGCGGACGATGGGGAAAAAATATGTGACCCGCTGCATCGTGAAACGGAACGGCAAGCAGTACAAGAAAGGCGCTGTCATCGAGGGCTTGTCCGCGAAGGAAATTGAACAGGGATTTGCCCAGAACTGGCTTACATCGGTGGGGTTCGATGACGATCCAGAATCGGACGTACCTGCTACTCCGGAAAAGAAAAAGCCCGGTAAGGCAAAGCCGGGCAAAGCCGGATCTGAGACGACCGAGAGGGATGCGCTAATCGAAAAAGCCGCCGCTGCCGGCATTACGGTAACCGGTGAAATGACGAATGAAGAAATTCAGGCGTTACTTGAAGAACCTAATGAAGCAGCGTAATGGATTTTAAGGAAGCGGCGGCCGCCGATATTGACAACGTTTTTTTCGAGACAAAGGAATTCGCGGAAAACGTGATAATTGACGGCCAACCTGTCCCCTTAATTCTTGATAATGACGCGCTGCAGGGAATGTCGGAGCTTTACGCTTTAGGCTTGGCTGAAGGCGAGCAGTTTATTTTTATAAAAGAAAAAGATATGCACCGCCTTCCGCAACCCGGCGATCAGCTTTCAAAGGACGGTAAAGATTGGTATGTCAAACACGCATTCAGCGACATGGGCGTGTATAGCATACGAATAGGTAGAGAGAGGGTCTATGAGTAGCTATAGCTCGTCCCAAAAAGCTTTTGCCGGCGGCGGTAAGGTCCATGGCGATGCTTTGGTAATGGCCGATTTCCGCAGGAATGACTACAACAAGATTGTCAATCGGCTCGAGAAGATGGCCAATAGAATGACCGTCAGGAAGGCCATTAACCGGGCGGCGAAACGCGCCGCGGATACCGGCGTAAGTATCACCAAAAGACTTATCGCGTCCAGTACCACGCTGAAATCCAGCGAGGTAGGTAAAAGGGTAAAGGCCTACGCGAAAGGTAGTCCCCTTGATATGTCAATCGGTATGAGGATCAGTGATACCGCGCGCCCGTTATCAGAATTTGCCTTTTCGCCCAAAAAACCAAAAAGGGTTCCGGTGACAGTTGAGGTTTACAAAGGCAATAAAAAAACGCTGAATCGGGGCGCGTTTGTCGCTCAAATGCCGTCAGGACACGTAGGTATATACGAAAGACAAACCGATAAGGCCCTTCCCATTAAATCATTGCCTGGGCCCTCGGTTACCGGATTGTTCAAGGCAAATGAAACTATATACCAAGCGGTGTGGAACAAAATCTTTGAGACCTTTGAACAGCGGGTAGATCACGAATTTGAGAGGCTATTGAATGGCTGAAATAATTGATCGCTCGCCGTCCGGGTTTGTGGACGCTCTTTGTAAACGTATCGAATCGGTATTGGCGCCATCCTTTTGGCATGAGGCCGAACAGTTTAAAAGCGGCGACAATGAGGAGTTTCACACACCGCATGTTCATGCGCAATATCTTCCGGTAACAGCGACCGAGAATAAAATCCGCGACAAGTCGAAAGATTACCCGATTGTCCAGGTTGTCTGTACCGCCGGGGAAATAAGTGATTTTTCCGAAGCCCGCAATGGGTCTGAATTAAAAATCAATATTTTATTTGGCGGGTATAGCAGGGAGAAAGACAATCAGGGATGGCGCATCCCTATGGCCATGCTTTGGCGTGTTCTGCAGGATTTACTGGCAAATACCTTGCTTTCAGGGTACCAGTTGAACCCATCCGTCAAATGGACACCGCTCAATAGCAGAGAGCCGCCGTACTATACGGCGATGATGGAAACCGCATGGCAAGGATCTCCGCCGTCTACAGAAACCCATAGGGATACGGTAGAGCTGAACATAAAGGAAAGTGAAGTGACAATTCCTTCACCGCAATTCCCGCTTGATGATCATTCGTCCGAGCCGGAATCTGAATAATTTTATTGGAGGTAAGTATGGCATATTTCCACGGGATAAGGATAACCGAATCCCCGACACCCTTACAGGTTCCGGCATCAGTCGATTCGGCGCTGCCGATTGCTATTGGCGTGGCGCCGGTTCACCGGCTGGAAAACCCGGCTGTGGCCGTCAACAATCCCGCCTTGATAACGAGCTTCGCCGAAGGCGTTGCTGACATGGGCTACATGGACGCGCCTCATTGGAAGAAGTTCCCTTTGTCCATGATGCTCTACTCCCAAATGCGGCTTCACCTGGTGAGCCCCCTGGTACTGATCAACGTGTGGGACCCGGCTAAAGACGCCGAAGATGTCGCTGAGACCGCACTGCCGATTATTAACGGCGTCGCGGCTATCGATGACCCCATGGCCATGATAAGTACCGTAAAGGTACATAATACGGAAAAAAGCGCGCCCGATTATATCAGGGAGAACGATTACACCCTCAAATACGACGGCGACAAGCTGTTAATTACCGTCAACGAGGAAGGCAGCATACCGCCTGGCGCCGTGTCATTGAGCGTCATGTACAAACGGGCGGATGTTACCGGTATCACAAAAAAAGATATTTCTGGCGGTATTGACCCTGCCACAAACAAACGTACCGGTATCGAGCTCGTTGATGATGTGTTTCAGTATTACCGCAAAATACCGGCCTTTGTTCTTTCCCCGGGGTGGAGCAGTAATCCGGAAATCGCGGCGCTCCTCATGGGCAAGGCGGAACACCTGGAAGGCGAATTCAGTTGTATCGCCCTGCTGGATCTGCCGACTACCGGGCAGTACGCGAATTACCGTAATCTGCCAAAGTGGAAAAACGACAACAGCTATGTGAGCCCGTACGCGTTCGCGGATTGGCCGTGTGTGGCGATAGGCGAGCAGGTCTTTTACGCGTCCGTCAGGATGGCCGGAATGTTCGGCGAAATCGACAACCGTAACGGCGGGCTTCCGTATGAACAGGCATCGAACAAAAACCTGGCAATGACCAACCTGTGTGATGAGGACGGGAAAGTAATACCCATGATGTCGGTTACCCAGGCCAATTTCCTGAATGAAAACGGAATCGGGACGTTCATTAATATGGACGGCTGGCGTTGCTGGGGGACTGAAACTACCGCGTTCCCAGGCAATACGGACATCAAGGATTTTGAACGGGGTGTCAGGCGTATGTTCTGCTTTGTCCAAAATGTGGTGAACCGCACCATGTGGCAGAACGTCGATAGGCCCATCAGAAAGCTGCTCATTGATACGATCCTGCTCACCGGGAACGAGTATATGAACACCCTGCAATCAAGGCAGGCGATACTTGGGGGCCGGGTGGAGTTCCTCCGGGCGGATAACAACAACCAGGGCCTCATGAGCGGGAAGATGTATTTCAAGGTGTTTCTAACTCCGCCCAATGCCGCGAAAGAACTCGAATTCAATTTCTCGTACGATCTTAGTTACCTTGAATCGCTTTTTGAATAACGGAGGCAGCACATGAGAGCAGGTATAGCAAAACTTAACAATGTATTTAAAGTTTACGATTCTGAGGCGGGAAAGGCGCTTGACGGGATCGTGACCGTCGAGCTTCCGAACTTTGAACTCCTGTCTGAAACATTCAAGGGCGCCGGTGTCGCGGGTGAGGTAAACGTCCCCGTGCCGGGCGTTATGAGCGCGCAGACGGTTACCATTAGCTGCCCTGTCATTTACGGGCCAATCACCAAATTCCTTGAGCTGGGCAGTACAAAGACCCTGGACCTCCGTAACGAAATCATTGTCCAGAATCCCGAAAACCACCAGCAGGAAAAAGTGGCAAACCGTTGGGTACTGAAAGGCCCGTTAAGCGGATCGAATCCCGGATCTATCGAACAGGGTGCGGCCGGAGAATCCTCGATTGTGATGCAGGTCTATTACGCGCACCATTGGCTGGACGGGGACGACATACTCGAGTGGGACCCGTTCAAATACATCTACCGCGTCAACGGTAAGGACCTCATGGCGGCCACCCGGCAGAACGTTCTTGTTGGATAGGAGGCAGTACGTGTTCATTGGTAAAGTCAGTGTAAAACTACTTGTGCCTCTCAAATGGGAGGATCGCGCTTTTGAAACAGTCGAGCTGGATTTTTCCCAGGTCTCCGGGGGAATGATCAACAAGTGCCACAGGGAAACATTCAACAACGAGGGAAACATTTCAGTTTCAATCCTGCCGGCGCAAACCCCGGAGTATTGCGCGAGGCTTGCGGCCGAGATTTCAGGCATACCGTTCCGGGCGCTCGAGAAAATGAACGCTTTCGATTATGAGACGGTATGCCATACGGTCGGATCATATATCAATAAACGGAACCCTCAAAAGTTTTATGACGAGTATATAAAGCTCCGGGATTCATCTGAGGACGAAGATGAGGGAGATGGTGTTACCGAAAAGAAGGGTTTTACAACCCCGGCGTCAGCGCCGGGAAAGTAGACTACCCGGATTTTGAAGTATTTGATTTTCAGAATCCCTCTGAGTATTTGAGGGAGATTGTCGTAGGGCTTTCGATCATACTGCATACTCCGGTGACGGCTTTGGAAGAAATGCCGTTATCGGAGTTAATGGCTTATAACGTTACTGTTGAAAATGCCCTTAAAAAAATGAGTACGAAGCCGGGCGGGTGATATGGCAGGTAAAAAAACGGTGTGGGATTTGGCTCTCGAAATTACCGGAAGCGACAAGGGCGCGTCAGGGGCGCTCCGTCAGGTTAAAAAGAATATTCAGGACGTCCAGGCCGCGGGAAAACAGCTTGGCGGAGATTTCAAGGCGTTTACAAAAAACGCGGCGAAGCTTGCCCTGGGCGTGGTAGGCGGTGTTACCGCCGCCGGCGCGGGGGTATTGGCCATGGCGGAGTCCTTCGCTTCCGCGGGTGATCAGGTAGCAAAGACTGCCGACTCTCTGGGAATGGCCATAGAAGGCTACCAGAAGCTCAAGTACGCCATGACCGACAGCGGCCTGGGCGCCGAAGAATTCGATTCGGCAATCCAGAAGATGACGAACACCATAAACCTCGGGGCGGCCGGAAACGAGGCGGCAAAGAAACAGCTTCAGGCGATAGGCCTTGACGCGAAGAAACTCGCGGCAATGCGGCCAGAACAGGCCTTTGAACGGATCGCCGATTACATGAATAAGCTCCCGGATGATGCCGCGCGGGCACAGGTGGGGATCACCCTTTTCGGCAAATCGGCGGGCCCCCGCATGGCCGCCGCGATGCGGAAGGGAAGCCAGGGCATAAAAGAATTGGGAGCCGAAGCGGAAAGCTTAGGCATCATCATGTCAGAGAGCCAAGCCCGCTCATCGGAGGAATACGGGAACCAGCTCAATAGGCTCAAGCAGTCGGTTACCGGGCTAAAGAACCAATTCATAGGAAGCGCAATAGGACCGATTACCGAAGCGTTTGCCATGCTGCGCAGCGCCATCCAGGAACAGATGCCGGCGATCCGGGAACTCGGTCAGAGTTTCGGCAAATGGCTGGCAAGTATGGTGCGGCGGCTGCCGGAAATAATCGCAAAGATTAAGGAGTTTGGGTCATGGATATCCACTACCGTCACCAAAGTGAAAGACTTTGTCGGGGGATGGAAGAACCTTGCGATTATTGTAGGTGTATTGATTAGTTTTAAAACGATATTGTCAGGCCTGAAAGTAGTTATGAGCGCGCTTAACGTACTGTCGGCTGCGGGTAATGTCATACGCGGAATACACGCGGCATTGACCGCAAAAACGGCCGCGGGAGAAGCTGTTTTAACCGGGGCATTAATCGGACAAAAAATAGCAACGATAGCCACAACAGCAGCGACATGGGCGCTAAATGTCGCAATGATGCTGGGTATTATAGGCGCTATTGTCGCGGTTATCGCGGGAATCGTTTTGTTAATTAAAAATTGGGACAAGGTCGTTGAGACCATGAAAAATGTTGGAGCCGCTATTGTTAATTTCCTGAAGCCAGCCATTGATTTTATCAAAAACGCATTTTTGTCCGTTGTTAATTTCGTGAAGAACATATTCGGGGAGATTTTTGGAAGCATAAAAGAACGCATAAATATGGTGATTGGATTCTTTTCAGGAGGCTTTGTCGAGGGAATTAAAAAGACCTTTGGGATGATAATTGATATCGTTAAGAAAAACATACGGAGTATCATACTATTCATTATCAATCCTATCGCCGGTATTTTCAGCTTTCTTTATGACCATAGTGAAACATTCAGAAATTTTGTTGACGGTGTAGTTAACGCTATAAAAGGTTTCTTCCTGAAGTTTGGGATCGACTTTGACGCGATTTTCTCCGGCATACATGACTTTGCCCTTAACGTTTTCGAAGGCATAAAGGCGGCCGTCGCGGCGGTAGTGGATTTCTTCAAGAACGGATTCCAGGCGGGCGTTGATGCAGTAAAGGGCATTATATCCGGTATCACCGGTATATTTGACAATATATTTTCCGCAGTAGGAGAAAAAATAAAAGCTTTTATAGATTTCTTTGTTGGCAAATTTCAGGTAGTGAAAGATTTCTTTGGCGGTATTGGCAATGCGATAGGTAACGTATTCAGCGGCGGGAAAGATAAAGGTAAAGTCCCCGGCCATGCCGAGGGCGGCATATACAACACCCGGCACATCGCCGAGATTGCCGAGAAGGGCGCCGAGGCGATAGTACCTCTCAATAAATCATCAGAAGGGTACAACATCTGGAAACAGGCCGGGGAAATAGGCGGATACCTTAAAGGGTCCACGCAGCAAGCTTCCGGAGGGGCGCCGCAATCGCCCCCGGTCATGGCCGCGGCCGCGCAGAAAATTTCTGGCGGAGACAATACCATCCGCGTGGATTTCAGAATGACAAATAATTTCAACGGAGGAAAGCCAGATCAAGAAACCGCGGCCCAGATAGCCCATGCGGGGCAGCAGGCCGGTGATGACTTTGAGGAGAAAGTCAAAGCCGTATTTGATTCCATACTGCGGAACCAGAAGAGGGTGAGCTACGCATGAAGCAGTATAGGGCGGCTCAGGGGGACGTTTGGGATTTATTGTCGTACCGCTTATATGGGGATGAAGGGTTTACCCATGTGCTTTTGGCAGCCAATCCGGAATTGCAGCATATCGTCCAGTTTGAAGAGGCGACGATGATAAATGTCCCGGATAGGCCGGAGACGAGGGCGCAATCGTCTTCCAATTTGCCGCCCTGGAAGCAGGTGTGATATGGCGCTGCCGAGACGTTCCCGGATAGTCATAGAGTATGACGGGAAAGATATAACACAAGCGGTATCAAGCTCAGTTATTGATTTGACCTATACGGATAGGGCATCCGGTGAGGCGGACGAACTCCAGCTAAAATGCCATGACCGGGAAAATAAATGGATAGCCGATTGGTACCCGAAAGTTCGCAATGCGGCCAAGGCCGACAATGCAGTACCGGGAACAATTTTCAGAGCGAAAATTATTGCAGAAAATTGGTTCCCCCACTACGACATCTGGGAGCTGGATTGCGGCGCATTCGAGATCGATTCAGTCGATTTTTCAGGGCCGCCGGATATGGTTTCGATAAAGGCTGTTTCCACTCCCATATCATCCAGTATGAGGCGTCAAGAGAAATCCCGCGCCAAAGAGGACACAACGCTCCAGAAGTGGGCCAAGGACATCGCTGACGATGCCGGGCTCAAGCTGATGTATGAGGTTGAAACAGACATCCAGCTTGACCGGGTTGACCAGATCAAGCAGTCGGACATGTCTTTTCTTTTGGAATTGTGTGAACGGTACGGGGTCAGTTTAAAAGTTACCAATAATCTTTTGATTCTGTTTGAGGAATCGGTCTACGAAGCAAAGCCGGTTATTGAGACCTTCGATAAATCGGAAGCGGGCAGCCGGCTTATTGATTATTCCTTTTCCCAGGATACGAGTGACACGGTAAGTAAGGCTGTGTCCAGTTATAAAGACCCCAAAAGCGGCCTCCTTGTCGAAGCGGAATTTGAGCCGGAAGAACCCCCGGAGACAGGCCAGGTTGCCGTTGTTAATTCCAGGCCCGGGGATTTACGGGGAGATAATTTCCGCGATGGGAATGGCGCCGCGGCCGGAAATTCTGGCGGTACATTCGACACAGGGTTCGCTCCATTCAAGGATACCGCAGGCGATTTTGAGGATATCCGATCGGATCGTACCGACAACGCCAAACGCCAGGCAAGGGCCGCGGCGCGGAAGAAAAACAAAAAGGAATGGGTGTGTAGTTTAAAGATGGTTGGCAATCCCCGGATGGTCAGCGGTGCGAATATCCAGTTAACCGGATTCGGGGTCTATAGCGGCAAATACAGCATCGATGAATCAGTGCATAAAGTCGGCGGCGGATACGGCACGACCGTAAAGGCCCACCGATGTTTGGCGGGGTACTGATATGGCGGAAAACAGAGAGATGCTCCATCAGGGCCAGGTAACAGAACGTGATGTCAATAGCGCGTCCGCCCGCGTATCAATGGATGATCTCGGTGGCTACGTCAGCGGGAGAATGCAGATTTTATTCCCGGCGATTGGCGGCTGGAATATCTTTTATACTCCGAAAGAGGGTGACCATGTTGTAAGTGCCCGGCTGCCAAATGGCCAGGAGGAAGGTTATATCCTGGGGAAAGTATACACCGGGAATAAAATGCCGCAGGGCGGAGCCCCGAATATCTTTTTGATGATCAGTGATAACGGAAAGAACGTTGTCCGCTTTGACGCTGATAAAGGTACCCTGGATGTGATATGCGACCAAGTCGCGAAAATTAAAGCCAAAAACTTTGAAATGGAAATAAAAGAGGACATTACAGAAAAGGCTGACGGCTCCATCACACGGGAAGCCGGGGGAAATATCTCAGAGAAATCTGGAGGTAATACCACCCATGAGGCTGGGGGGAAGTATGCGGTAACGGCTCCCCAGATAGAACATAGCGGCGCGGTAAAGGCCACGGGAGGATCTTTTGAATGCGGCGGAGAAGTTGCTCCCACAGGCCAGGGCGCCTTGTGCGGCTGCAAATTCTGTTATGTAACAGGCGCGCCTGTGGCGGGCAGTAAAGCAGAGGGAACATAACATGGCAATGAACGGAAATCAGCTTGGACAAGAAATTGCCGAGATAATTACACACTCAGACGCGCCCCCGGAAGTGAAAGCTCAAGTTTTAACGTTATGGCAAAAAATCGGGACCGCCATTGTTGACCATATAAAAACCAATGCGGTGGTTCCTGCCGGCATTCCGACCCAAAGCGGGGGAAATACTACCGGCCCAGGGAAGGTTCAGTAATGATTATAGGATCATGGGGCGACCTGGTATTTGAAGTCTCAGGATGGAAGGTACTGACATTCCAGGAGTTAACTCAGGAATCATCCGGGAGGTGGATAGAGCACGAGACAATCAATTCCGCGCCCTTATCGGAATTTTTGGGCCCGGGTCTGGACAGGGTAAGTTTGAAAATATCGTTTACCCGGATGCTGGGGGTAGATCCGAGGGTAAGTTACGAGGCTTTAAGGATACGTGTCCGTAAGGGTGAGTATTTTCCGTTAATCCTTGGGGGTATTCCGCTCTCGATGAATATGTGGCTTGTTGAAAATATATCATCCGTTGCGGAAACCTTTGCGGGAGAAACAGGCAGTATCTTACGGTCTGAAATGACAATCAATTATAAGGAATACAACTAATGCTCACATTGGATTCACTGCCTTCAAATATAGTATTCGGTACATCGGGTGTTAATGAGGTTATTCAAAATGTGCGGACAATTATCACGACTCCGAAAGGGACCCTGCCGCTGGACCGCGGGTTTGGAATATCAATTCAATTCCTGGACTCACCCATAACTACCGCAAGGGCGAAAGCGGAACAGGAGATATTCATGCAGGTAAAAAAATATGAGCCGCGGGCGGTGATAAAGCAGATAATCTGGGCAAACGATCCGATCTCCGGAAGTCTCAAACCAAACGTTGTATTAGAGGTGGTGAAATAATGGCGCTCGGCGATTTTAAATTTACAGAAGATGATGCACGGGTATTGGCTGATAAATTCAAGGAGCTGTATGAGGCAATAAGACGGGAGAATGGTGACGCCGGGTACCGCCTGCCCCTAGCGGCTCCGGAGCGGCTCATCCAACTGACTGAAGCCGCGATATTGGCGCAGGTTAACCATGATATTGATGCCACCGGTAAAGGCAATCTGTTATATTTTGCGGGCGATGAAACGATAGAATATATCGGGTATTTGTACGGAGAACGCGGAAACAGACTCCCAGCATCACCCGCCTTAACGACTCAGCGATATACCTTATCAATAACGCGACCGACAACGACGGTTATTCCGGAAGGTTCCCGGGTAACCGCTGACAACAAGATTTTTTTCGCGACAGTACAGCCGCTTGAAATACTGCCGGGTAAATTATACGGGGATGTCGAAGCAAAATGTCTTACGGCCGGGATTGGCGGGAATGGATTTAATATCGGGGATATAAAAAACATGGTAGACCTGGTGCCGTTTGTCGCATCCACGGAGAATATAACTCCTTCAAGCGGTGGGGCGGAAATCGAAGGCCTTGAAGAATACCGCAGCCGGCTGCGCATGCTGCCGGAATCCTTTTCAGTGGCCGGGCCTGACAGCGCGTATGAGTTCTGGGCGAGGACAGCGAACCCCGGGATTATAGACGCAAGAGCCTGGATGCCCGAATTGGATCTTGCTAGTTTCGCTCTCTTTTTGGCGCCATGGGGGATTGCTGATGCTGAGGGGTTCTACAATGCCCTGGGAAATTATTACCGGGAAAGCGGTACCGGCCCGGGAAACGTTAACGTTGCATGCTTAATGGAAGAAGGGGAATTACCCGCAGAAGAAGTTAAGCAACAGGTTTACGACAATTTATCCGCTAAAAAGCGGCGGCCGCTTACTGACTTTGTACATGTAAAAGATCCGGAAGTTGTTGAGTACAATATAAATTTAAAATATTGGATAGCGACAGAGAACGCGCCCCAGGCCTCCTCAATTATTGTCGCCATTGAAAACGGCAGCGACAGTGTTATACAGCGTTACATCAAATACCAGAAATCCCGCCTTGGATTGGATATAGTACCGGATCGGTTACACAACATGATAATGGAAACGGGGGTAAAGCGTATCGAAATCAGCGAGCCAGAATTTACCGTTTTAAAGCAAAACCAGGTCGGTGTTTTCTCCGGAAATTTAACCGTCAGCTATGAAGGATTAGAAGGCTCATAAATGGAATTGGAAAACGTTTCCGTCCTTAATATAATGCCTCCCAATCTGGCCGCCGACCACAATGTAAAGGTGCTGGCTAGAGCGTTTGATGAGGTATTGCGGAACATAATTAGTAAAATTCCCGGCGTTGCAATAATCCCTAACCTGGTATTAAGCCAAATCGTAAACGAAACGCTCATAGATTTATTGGCCTGGCAGTTTCACGTCGATTTTTACAGCCCGGATCTTCCCATAGATATTAAAATAGGATTAGTCAGAAAGTCGATTGATTGGCATACGAGGAAAGGTACCCCCTCTACTTTGGAAGAAATAATTACCCAAATATTCGCCGATGCTCACATACAAGAGTGGTATGAATATGGCGGCCCTCCTTATCATTTTCGTATTACGACGGCAGGTGATTATCCCAATGATGAGACAATTGCTAAAATTTTTGATGCAATTAACTCTGTAAAAAATACGCGGAGTCATTTAAATTCCTTAACATCCATAATTGTTTTTAATGAAACAGTAAAAATACAGGATGAGAAATTAATAATTACCCTTAAAAATGAAGTTAAAGAACTCTTTATAAACGCGATTAAATACAACGGCTCCATAAAGTTTGACGGTCAAACGGCAAATCGGGAAATACCTCATAAGCCGCCTTTTAAATATTCAACCGATTTTGTTGACGAATTGAAGTATTCCCAAGTTGAGCCCTGTATAAATGAGGCGCCGGGAATGAATGAGGCGTTTTTCACCGGTATGCGAAAACACCACAGCTATAATGGCAAATATAAATATAACAGAGCGATTCAGTTTGATGGAATGTACCTTTTTGTTCTGGAGACTAAATAGATGGGGGATATTTTATGAAAGCGATTATTGAAAAAGTAACGTTACAGGGGTTTTTCAAAGCGAAGATTTACCGGGCCGGTAAGCTCATCGAGGTGTATGAGAGTAAAAACCTTATTACCAATGTTGCGAAAATTACCATGGCGCAATTATTGGCAGGTGAAACCGCGGGGAAGAGTATTACGAAGATCGGGTTTGGAACCAATTCGGCTGATCCTACTGTAACAGATATAAGCCTGACAAATCAGTTTACAAAGTCTATTTCAGGATTCCTTTACCCCGAACCGGGTACGGTACTATTCAATTGGGAATTACTGGTGACTGAAAATAATGGAATGGCAATTTGTGAATTTGGGCTTATTACCGATAATGGAACACTATTCGCCCGGCGCTCAAGGGAAAATCCAATAAACAAAGCGTCAGATATTTCTATTGAAGGCAGTTGGGCAATTAAATTTTTAAATTAATAAAGGAGAAAAAATATGGCGATTATTACTGAACCGATGAACCCTAGTTTTCCTGATGTATATTTATTGAGTATAGATGATGACGTAATTGGCGGTGAAGAGGGAGTCGCGAATCGACAGGCCAGAGAACTCGTCGAACGGACCGCATATCTTAAAAAAAACATTGAAGAGTTACAGGAAGAGCTTCGCCAGCGTGATGAACGAGATTGCGGGGTAGGATCGCTTTATATCCAATATCCGAACACTGATGATCCTGCTGAAAAAGGATTACCTGGATACTGGGTACCATGCAACGATGACGCTCAAATTTATGAACTTGTCGAAAAAGATTCTTATCCGGCTGGTTCATTGTTGGACTATGCATCGGGTCAAAATATTACACCAAATACTATCAGAATTTACCGCCCCCTTCACTCGGATAGACAGATTTTAAAGGCGAACAAAACGATCACCTTAACAGATACACAACCTAATCCTAAAGACTGGGATCTGTTGACTGGTATTACCCGCGTTGAGCGTTGCGACTTTCAGTCAGATTGGACAGCACCAGACCTCGAAATAGGTGCGCTTATTTCTTGGAAAAATGTCGATTACCGCGTGGTTGGGCAGTTGAATTACGCTGGAAAATACTTTGCAGCAGATGGCCTAAATAAACCAACATTTGTCCTTGACGGGACGGCGCCCGATGTAAGCAGACCAATAATCGGATCTACATTTATTTGGTCAAACTCTGATCCAAAAGCTTCTGGTGCCCTTTCAATATCCAGTGCTGAGAATCTTCGGCCTAGCGCTGGAACACAACCAGGAGTACATCAATTAATCTTTGATTCATCTCGAGTTGTTCTTTCCGGCCTCGAGGGCAGTCCCCGAACCTTGTCCACTGTCTTTTGGAGGCGCGTCGCCTAAGCAATCCTGCGCCAGTACACAGTGGAGAACGTACGGGGGCCGTTCTCTTGGCCGGTGGGAACAACACGCGAAGAATCAAAGTTTAACGCTCCTGCGAAACATCCACTGCCGCTTGATCCGCTTTGACTATAGGAATTTGTAACAGTAAAAGCACCTGTAACCACATTAGCATCGTGAAAGCGAATCAAGGAAGCACTCGCTTTTATATTCCTTGTCCTATCTTCTCCGACTCCGCCATCTATAAATGTTCCCTTTTATGCGACACGCCGCCAGTATAGAACAGAAAGAGTACGCGGGGAAAATTCATTCCCTGTTTTAACCACGAGCCCAATATCTAAGTTAATACTTCGTGCATTATTGAAGTTTATATCAGTCGCTGCTGTAATTAGGCCTGAATCTGTGAGATATAGTGCCCCATTGAATACGCTGTTTGCAGAGCCCCCTAACCTTGATGAGGCTGCAGATCCAGTAATCGGTCTGCTTACATCCCCTGCAACTCCTTCCGAAACAAATGTTCCTTATTTCTGGCCATCCGGGAATAGCTTCTTCAGCTTCCACTTATTGAGCCGCTCATTAATAAAAATCGTCACCGTATGCCGGTGAACGTCGAAGTAGCGGCCAATATCCGTTTTGGTTTTTCCTTCCCGCAGCATCCTCCGGATTTCCTTCTCGTGCCCCGTGAGCCTCACATTTATTGCCCGCCCAGGATGTCGGCCTAATACTATTCCCTCTGCCTTACGCCGTGCCAATGCTTCCTTTGTTCTCTGGGAGATTAGATTCCTTTCGATTTCAGCCGACAACCCAAACGCAAACGCAAGTACCTTACTTTGTATATCATCACCCAGGCGGTAGTTGTCCTTTATCGTCCAGATCTTAATACCGCGTTCCATGCAATTCGATAAAATAGACATAATCATGAAAAATGATCTTCCAAGACGTGACAATTCAGAGCATATAATTATGTCGCCCTCAGTGACTGCCTTTAATAAATCCCCCAACCGCCGCTTCTCCGGCGCCCTTGTACCGCTTATTTTTTCTTCAATCCATTTTTCAATTTTTAACTTTTCAGTTTTACAAAACCGTGTAATTTCAAATCGCTGATTCTCAACAGTCTGCTTATCGGTACTGACTCGTATATATCCATAAATCATAAAACACCCCCTTGACGATTTCGTCTTAGAGATAAATAATTACATAAGAGCTGACCGAATACGCGGAGGCCCGTAAAGAATCACGAGAAGGGAAATCCTTCTCTCTTTTCTTTGCGGGTCTTTTTTATTCGATGAATCGGGAGGAATATGTATGTTATCACAGACCGGAGTTTTTACTCTTACGATTGTAGATTTTACTATTTTGATTTGCGGGATTATCATTTCTATTGTCATGGCATTGGTAATAATTCCAAAACTTACCAAAAAGAGAACTGAGAAAACGGTGGAACAAACCCTCGATGAGAAAAAATCGACTATTGATGAGAATAATAAGCTTATTCATTCAGTGAATGAAAACGTGACGCGCTTAACCCAGGCTATGTTAGAAGTAGCAAGAACTACTTATAAAAATGCTATTTATAATATGGCATTGTCGGTCATGGAAAGAATGGAAGCTACCTTATCATATATAAAAGTTAAAGGCAATGGAGGTGTAGTCGAATATGCTTGTGCAGATTTTATCTTTAAAAATGATGATATGTGGAAAACTATTTCTGCAAAAGATGAGGCAGATCCTGGGTTTATTTTTGACAAGGAATTTTATAAAAAGCAACTCGATGTGATACGTCGTTCTTTGACTTAAGGGATTAAGGTCATGAACCCCGGTTTAATAACAGTCATATCAATAGGCGTACCGCTACTTACAGCAGCGGTTACAGTCGGAATTGGTATCGGGATAATAAAAGCGAAAATATCGGCCTTTGAAAAGCATCAAAAAGAAATGCAGGATAATTTTAGGGGAGAAATTAAATTACTCAAGGAAGAGTATATAAAAAATAACACTGACCGAATCACGGCAAATAAAGACAGCCTACAAAGACTATCGGAATCTTTTATTAGATTTGAAGAAAGGTTGAACTTTTGGAATTTTAACTTCGACAAACGCTTGGATGTATCAGATAAAAAATCAGGAAAACGGAAATAAACTTGGAGGAAACTTTGTATGAGAAACGGATTACAAAACCAGTTTACCGCGATGGGGGATTCGTCCTGTTATTTTCTTTGCTTATGCAAAATCGCGGAGGAAGTAATAGGAGGCGTTGACCTGGACGTTATCCATTCATTTGATGAATGTGTTAAGCGTAACTACATAAAATATAATTATGCTGATCCAGGACACGCTGACAATTGCTTTGTTTTAGATCCTGTACGGATACTGGGGGAGATAACCGGAAGGGCTTGGTCACTCAGGAAAATTACTGATCCACAGCAGATTATGGGATGGAAGGCCGGGGACAATGAATATACTGTCCAACGATGGTGCCGAAAAACAACGGGAAAGGAAATTACCCATTTTAGGCGGCCGACATGGGATTCGCTGCTCAATAGCCAAACGGTAAAATATGGGGCCATCGACGCTCTTTACATATTCACAGTGGGAGGTAATAAAGTATGAAAAATATCAAAGCTGGGCAATTGGCAGGGCTGATAGTTGCAACGATTTTCACTGGTTGCATGATTTATTTCATTCAGGATACGGGTTCTTCAGCTGCAATCGCATTGACCTTTACCGGAATAGTCGGGGCTTTCATCGGGTTGGATATTGCCTTGATGATAAAAAAGACCAGTGATATGAGTGTGGGGTTCAAGAAAATAAATTCGCATCGTTATATTACGGCCCTGGTAATGTTCGCGCTTTTGCTGGCTGAAACATTTTTTATCTCAGGGAAATTTGGCCGGAATTGCGATTCAATCTATACCAGTTTCGGCATGGGCTTTTTGATAGTTATTGGCGGGCTGATTGGCGGCGTGGAGGGGAATAAGATCGCCGAAGAATGCCACGAGTCCGTAATTCTTGTTGAGGATCACGAATGACCTATGTGATTTTAGGCCTTGTAGGCCTTATTCTCTTGCTCACCGGCGCCCTGGCTATAACCGTTAAAACTGCCAAGGCCCGCGGGCAAAAAGTAAAGGATCTGGAAGCGGATCTGGAATCCGTCAGGAATGACCTGCGCCGTCAGGGTGAATACCAAAAACTAAAAGAGGAGGCCCAACATAATGCGGACGAGAAAAAGCATACTTTACATACCGGTGATAGTGCTGCTGACTTTAATAACAGTCTCAGCGTGCTCCACGGCGCCAGCAAAAAGTGAGGTTGTTGACCCGGGTCTGACATTCCCGCTCTTTCCGGACCCTTTTGATGCCAACGGTAAGCCCATCCCGGTACTGGACGGACAAAAAGTTACGGTACCGCTCTGGTACTGGACCAAAATAACCGAGTACGTCGTTGACGTTGAGAAGAGCCGAGAGATATACGAGGCCTGGCAAAAGGTCTATTTGAAAGGGATAAGTAAATAGTAATGGAAGATGGAAACGAATCAATAGCACTTTATTTACATGACGTGCATAAAAAATTTTTGGTTTTAAATAAACAGGATGAACTTGAAACTGCCAAACTAGCCAAGGAAGGTAATAAAGTGGCCATTGAAAAATTGGTACTTGGCAATTTACGGTTTGTAATTAATATCGCAAAAAAGTATCAAGGCCGTGGGTTGCCCCTGGAAGACCTCATAAGCGAGGGAAATGTTGGCCTCCTTTTAGCAATAAACCGCTTTGAGGCAGAGAGGGGATACCGCTTCATAACCTATGCGGTATGGTGGATTCGTCAAGCCATAATAAAGGCCATCCATGAGAAAGTACGGATGATTTGCCCGCCGGATAATAAATTTCAGCTCCCCGAGAATGTTTCGCTTTTCGATGATATCAATTTTGAACCGGATTACGAAGATGACTTTCCTGGGAGGGCATTGAATAGTGTCCTGAGGGATGAACTGGAAAGGTATATTGATCTGTTGGATAACAGGACTGCTGGGATTATCCGATACCGTTTTGGCTTTGGTGATAGAGGTTGCATGACGTTAAAATCTGTTGGGAAGGTATACAACCTTTGTCGTGAGAGAGTACGCCATATCCAAAACAACGGTATTAAGCAGCTTCGGTGGTACGTTAAAAATCATACGCGAGTATAGGTGGCGGCCGGGCGATGAGTAGGTGATGCCGTTTGACAGAATCTGAGATTATTGCGTTACGACATAAAATAAACGATCAAAAATATATACGTGGAGCGGTTGAGGCGATAGCAGCAGATTTGCAGGCAGGTAGAATAATATTGGGCGATAATCCTACATTGGTAAATTCTAGGCGCTGTACGATATGTATGGAGGTAAAGCCGGCAAGCGAGTTTTACCGCCGGTCAGATGGTAACCCTATGTCATGGTGCAAAAAATGCATAAGTGTAAAAGTAAAGACGAAAAAGACGAAAAGGCAGCTAAACAAAGAACCACAAAACGCTTGAAATGAATATATCAGGGTTTATTGTTTTTTTTTATAAAAATCTGTATATTATTATGAGATTTAAGAACCTACATTCACACGTTTCGCAGTTTGAACTAATAAAAACACTAATCAACTACAAGCCGATAGCAAAGGCAAATACAAAATATAGGGGAGCTT